GTTTTTAGGGTAGTAAGATATACCGAAAATAAAACTTGTAGGGAATAAAGATATTATTGCTATGCTCATATTAGTATGTCCAAATTACGCCCTGTGCTTTGTCAGGGTCTATGTCAGCGTGTATAAATGTATTTGCTATGCCTATTCTGTTAAATCCTACATCTAGTAAACAATTAACAAGGTCAAATTTATCTTTGCTTGTTTTACAAGATATGTCTACTGCTAATCCTTTTAGATGGCTGCTACTTTCTACACCACCAATGGCTTCATTGTGTGCAGGTGTTCTAAACCCGCTATTGATGTGTATAGGTTTATCAAACTTATCTCTTACTTCGTCTAGCATCTCTAGCAAAGTCTTATCCATAAGCTGACCGCTGCCCTGTACGTCAGGACTATCAAACTCTGAATAGTTAAAGTATTTTAACATAAACCGCAGCTAAAGCAAATAACACAATTATTCATCTTTCTTATTCTTTTTTAACTCGTACCACTTTTGTATTGTATAACCAATAGTAACTACCAGTAAAAGTATTTTTAGGCTATCTTCTAATATATCCATTGTACTAACTGTAATAGCTGACAAATTTAATACGTAAAGTTTAAACGAGTTTAAGTCCATAATTAAAAGCTTCTACCTGCAAAGGTGTGTACACCGTTACCTTCTACGGTAATTTCGTAAGAAGCCCAACCATATGGACTGCTTTCTAAATCTTGCCAAAGTACATCTACACTATATTTATCAGATGCAACACCTTCGGTTTCTATTTCGCCTTGTTCATCAAATGTAGGCTCTGTAATCCACAAATAACCTAAATGTACAATAGTATGCCCACCATCTAAATAGCTTTGTTCTGTTAAGTCATCAGTAGTATGTGGTAAAGCAGCTATTTTAGTGTCTGCTTGTTCCTTTGAGTTAAACTCGTATTTCTTAAATAATTCCATTAGCTTGTAAGTGTTTGTAGTTCGCTGTCTGTTAGTGCTTCGTTAAATACCATAAACTGATTTATCACAATGTTGTTTGAAGAACCACCTATTACATTACCCCTACCAATTTCATCATATTGTCTTGAAGTACCCGTATAAGTACCTGTTTGAAGAGAGCCATTTAGTGAATACTTGTAATTACCACTTCCATCAAATGTTAATACAAGTTTATTTCTTTGATTAAATGATATTGTGTCTTTAACATCAGGCAATCCTGCACCGCCATCTATTCCAAAAAAACCTATTGTGTTTGTGCTGTATATCCCAAGATAAATACCATCACTTGTTACGCTGTCGTGTACCGCAAACAATCTAGCGAAGTTGTTGTCTAATCCCTTTGTCTCAAAATCCAAAAATACAGTTCCTGCTGTACTTGTAAGCCCTGTGAAGTTATTTTGAAAATCATCTACTGTCCTTGTAACTGCGCTTCCTGCTGTTTTAACTATACTTGTGCTATACGTGCCTTCTTCAAGCTGCATACCCCATACTGCAATTTTATCTCCTGCGCTACAATCAAAGTTTAGGTCTAAAAACAAGTTTGTTCCAAAATCAGTAGGTGTAACATTGTTTACCTCGTATCTTACCCATTCATCAGTAGGTGTAAATTCAGTTTCGGTATCTGTAATTCCAAAAAATACACTACCATTACCGCTTATCTTTTTAGCATAAAAACTACTTGAATGCTTATTGCTTGTATATGCCTTGTTTGTAAATTGTCTTAACAAAGAAGTTCCTGTTCCTGTAAAAGTAATTGTAGAGGCGGTAAGAGAGCCATCGGGCGCAACAGCATCGTTATTGGTAATTGTTTGCAATGAACCACCATTTAATTCAGTCCAACTACTTAATGTCTTGCTATATAAACATTCGTTAGTCCTTGTAGGCTCTAAAAGTAAGGTGGGGTCTTGTGGGTTTGTAGGGTCATAGTTAAGTCTTGGTACGTTAGCTGATACCGTTTCTATAAGACCGTCTTTGTTTACTCTTGTAGCACCTGCCGCTACACTAACTGTAAAATCCCCTGCGGTAGTATTAGGCACAACTGAATACAATTCAGCATCAGCAGCCTTGTAACCGCTTGGTATCTGTACTAATGTAGCTTTTTGATATATGTCAGCTAGAGCCATTATTCATCTGTTTCCTCCTCTTTACTCTCGTTGAATATCTTTACGATTTCCTGTACCTGTGCTATGTAAGCAATAGGCAATGAGTTAAGAATTGCGTTTATACGTTGTATTTGTTCGTCTGTAATTTGCATTAGCCTTTTAATAATTCAACTTCTGCCTTTAAATCTTTTATAGCTTGTACAAGTACAGGGACAAGTTTTCCGTAACTCATTTCTAACTTTTCAGGGTTTTCGTCATAGACAAGTCTTAATGTATCATCGTCTACTGACTGCACCTCTTGTGCTATAAATCCAAAATCTTTTTTGCCTTTGTTGGCTGAATAAAATTCTTCTCCGTCTTTATCCGTTTCTGCTCTATTATCCCAAACAAACTCTCTTGGTTGTAGGCTGTCGATAAAGTCTAAACCATAAGAGATGTTTTTTATATCTGTTTTATCTCTTTGGTCAGATAATGAAGTTATAGAGGTAACCGCACAACGTAAAGAAGCAACGGATGAGTTACCTAATGTTATTTCGTTACTAACAGAACCGCTGCTAGAAACTGCAGAATACCCTATATTAGTTATATTGTCTCCAGTTGCTCCGCCACCAGTTGAAGCACCTATACAAGTCCTTCCAAATCCACTTACATTAGCGTCGTCTGCGGCATATCCTACCGCAGTGTTCATAGGGCTAAAAGTTTGATTTTGTAGAAGCAATGCATTAACTCCAATTGCTACTGTTCTACCATCGCTTGTTGCAGCACCTAAAGCATTTGCACCAATAACAACATTGTCATTGCCATCAGTATTTACATCCATTGCTGATGAGCCAATTACTGTGTTTCCATTTCCAGTTGTTATAGCATTTCCAGCACCTTCACCAAATACTACGTTATTTGCTGGATTGCCACTTAAACCACTTGGCACGTTAGAAACATATACCGATGTTCCGTCTACCGCACAATCACTTAATCCATTCAAGTCTGATGCACCTCCGCCACCTAAATTATCAGGTGCTATCCTTACGTTATCAGTACCATCGTAACCTACTACGAAGTCTACGTTTGCACTATCTGTTTTGAGCGTAAACTCACTAAATTTTTTATTTGCCATTTTTTTATTCTTCTATAATTATATTGTCTCCATTTTCAGCTATTAGGAAATCTCCGTTTTCTGCTGTAACTCTGTTAAGGGTTTCTGCAATACTTTGGTAAATACTTCCCCAAGTGCTACTTACAAATCCCCAATACGTTGTTTCGTATATCTTTCCGAAAGCCATTTATGTATTTTTTTAGTTTTACTATGTTTTTGTTTTTTGGTTTGTACGTCTTTGTCATAGAACCCATCCGTTAAATAAACTATCTTTATCAGGATAAACATCGTCATCCGTATTAGTGTTGTATTCAGGGAATAAATTTGTGTTAAAATTCATATGGTCTATAAACCTTGTTGTATAGTATTCCGCTAAATTTCTTTCTTTTTGTACTAAAAAGTCTACCTCATCTTTACTAGGTGTTTCTCCGTTCTCACTAGAATGTTTAAATAGTCCGCCATTCTTTAACTGATAAGCTGAATAAGGTAAATACTCTACCATAGCAAAGTGTATAAGCATAGGTGCTAGATACTCGTCTACTAAAGTTTGATAGTTGCCTGTTAGATTGTCTGCAATAATATCAGCTTGTAATTTGTCGTATAGCTTACTACCTGTGTAGTTTCTTACGTGGATTTCTTGGGCTATCTTGATAAACTGTATAAACTTATTGGTATCTACATTACCATCAAGTATGCTGTTCTTTACAAGGTCTGTTCTATTTATAAATAATGCTGTTGCCATATCTAGTTTTTAAATCCCATTTTGTTCCAATAAGCAGCAGTATAACCTTTATACTTCATATCTTTAGGCGCAACAGGTACTTTCTGTGCGTTAGTTTCAGGCTTAAATCCTTGACTTTTAGCTTCTGTTGTACTAATTACATTCCCTAGACTTTTAGAGCCTTCCTTGCGTGCGTAAATACGTCTAAACCATTTGTGTTGGCATCTTGCACCACCCTTGTAAAGCCAAACAGAGTAAGTATCTGTACCACCTTTACCAAATCCTGAATTAACTACTTTGTCAGTCATAGCAGTAATATCCTCTTTGCGATACACCTTTTTGGCTGCTATCATCTTTTTGCAAAACTCCCTACTGTTAGGGCTTATCCTATTAGGCGCATACATATACCTTACTAAATATGTTTTTTCTTCTTGACCTTTTTGTTTAGACGTACCATCTTGGTCGCTATCTCTATATGGCTTTGCACTACCTGTATTAGCTAAATTTACTTGCTCGTTTAGTTCTTTAATCTTTTGGTCTTGCTCATCCTCTAACTCATAGTCTACTTCTGCTTCGTCTATAAGTTCAAAGTCCTTTAGTAGTTCTTCTTCTGTTTCGCCTAAATCTATAAGTGTGTCAGCTACTTCTGTGTCTACAAACTTATCAACATCACTTGCTAACTTCACACCCGTTTCTTCTTCTTGTGTATCGTCATCAATAAGGTCTTTGTCAATATCTATAAACTCTAAAGGTTGTAGTGTTTTAAAGTATAGGTTAAGAGATATATCGTTGTATGCTAGTATCTTGTCAAACGCTTCTATAAGTAAGTTCTGAAAAGGCTTAATAACCAAGTTCATCATTAGCTTTGTAGCTGTTTCTAACTCCTCTGCGTTGTTTCCAAGCCCTGTATTGTCTTTAATACCTAAAAGCATAGGACTAACTACCCTGTGTGCTACAAGTATCTTACGGCTGCTCTCATCGCTTAAAAACTGATACTGATTGTGTGCATCACTTAATTGTACAGGGTCTATTGTAGCTGCTGTTTCAGGGCTGTCGTTAAATGATAGTATAAACTTTCCTGCATTACTACTTCCTGAAAACTTATCATAGATACGTCTTTCTATCATCTCCCTTTCTTCTGCACTAGGAGTACCTGAATTAAAGTTAATAAGCATACTAGGACTTAATCCTGATTGTATGTTGTTGATGTGAAAGTTAGATATTTCTTCTTCTAGGTCTGCATACTGCAAACCACCTTGATAGTCAGGGGTGGCATAGTACTTGTACCCTGCTCTGTAAGGCTTAACGTAAACAATTTCGATAGCTTCATTACTCATACCAAAAGCAGGTATACGCTTGACTTGGTTAATACGATTGTATTTAGCCCAATCACTAGAGTAGTAATATGCTTCTATTTCTCCTTTGTCGTTGCACTTTTCAGCAGCTAGTTGTTCAACAGGTATATGCTCAACCCTTGCTATCTTTTTTTTGTCTTTACTATAAATCACTTGCATACTACATTGACCAAACAGTTTAAGGTCTGCACATAGTTTACGTAAACAATCTTTGTGTAGTAGTGTAATAGCTTGTGCGTATGCATCAGGCTTTTTGTTGCTGTCAGTAGCATCTAAACCTTTGCCGTATATCATCTCGCTAATACCGTTTATTACAGCATTGTTTGTAGGGCTACCATTATAGCGGTCTATTAGGTACTGAAAGTAAGAGTTTTTATCTCCGTATGTTACAAAAGCCTTATTCTTCTTTTCTTCAATAGTAGGGCTAACATAATTCGACAATGTTAATGCGTGTATCATAGTACTATATAATCGTTATCGTGTGTATCGTTTGTATCGTAAACATTCTTATTTACATTGTACCTGCTTTGTGTTACAGGTGTCTGTGCTGTACAGAACAATTTATCTCTATATACTATTGTAGTGCCATTTAAAACTTCTAGCGTGTAATAGTGTCCTTCTCTAAATGGTGCATTGCTGCTGCCAAATGTCATAGAAGCTGTTAGAAAGTTCTCGTTGCTATCAACAACAGTAGATGCTGTAATTGTTTCTGACTTGTTAGTTTGTTCATCAGTAACAGTATATGTAAGCGTTTGAGTAACATACTCCGCTCTTGGTATATACTTAAATGTTTGTGTTTGCGATACTGATACAATCTTCATATAAGTATAACGCTAAAAAGTGAGAATTTGTAATAAAAAAAGAGGGATGCTAATGCACCCCCCTATAATCATAATCAAAAAAAAACTTATACTCTATGCAAATATATAAAAAATATATTAAGCAGGAGTGATAGGTGTAGTAGCATCTACATCAGGCACAGTTGAGAAGAATGGTGGATTAACCTCACTAGCTACTGCTGTAAGTGTAAAGCCTTGTAAATCTCCTGCTGCTGCTCCTGTTACAATAGTACCGCCTGTAACCTCTGCACCGTTGTCTTTTCCTATTAGTAAGTACTTTGTAGTACCTGTACCATCAGGATATAGTTCAACGACATAGTGCGCTCTACCTCTGTTTAGAAGTTTTATTTCTTCTTGTGTTGCAACATCTAGATTTTGAAAAGTAATATTTAGTGTACTTTCATAGAATGTCGTACCATTTTCTCTGCTTGACGTTACGCTTGTCTCTAAAGATGTTTGACCACCTTTTACTTCGAACTTGAAAAATTCAGCACTTGCATCAGTTGGTAGTGTTACCGTTCCTGATGATGGGCTTAACGCTGCTACTACTGCGCTATAATCAAGTATGTATACATTTTTGATACCTGCATAAGCTGCCTTACAGCCTATACCTCTACCTTTTGTTATTGCACAACTCATATTTATTTATTTATTAAAAAAGGGCAGGTAGGATATTCCTAGCCCACCCCTTTTATGTTGGTTAATATTATGAGTAAAGAACGATATCGCCTCTTACTCCGTATTGTACACCTGCTGTGTAACGCATCACAACTCTTACGTTTTGTGAACCATCAAGGTCAGCCATATCAATAACTTTAACTTCGTTACGGTCATCTAATAGACCTGTACCAAAGAATAGGTTGCTTTTTTGAGCAGCTACTGCTGTGTTATCAGCAAGTCCTTTAGCAACAACTAGGTTGATGCCTTCAAAAGTAAGCTGACCACCGTTGTACCATTGCGAACCTTTGTTATCTGTACCTGCACCTCCAATAGTAGCAACAAATCCGCCTAAAGAACGTACATACGCTCTAGCAATGTTTGAAGATACATATAGGTTAAGGTCTTCTTTTCCGTATACAGTTGTAGGAATAGCATCTACAATAGCACCTAATTGAGCTACTACGTTTGTGCTATCAATAGCAACAGCAGTTACATCAGCACCACCGTCAGCAGTTAAAAGTGTATCAAAGCCGTCAAAAGAACCTTCTCCTGTGCTACCTGACCAAATAGAAGTTTCAGTTGCGTTTGCAACTTCAGCAGCTACTTGTGCGATAACGAAGTCAGAGAATAAAGGTGGCAATTCATCAAAAGCACTAAAGCCCATTTGAGCAGCTTCCCAATCTGCGTGCAATTCTTTCTTACAGATTTGTAAGTTTACTTGCAATTCAGCAGGGGTAAGTACTTTCTCGGTTAGTGTCATTGTAGAGGTGCTATCGTCAAAATCACAGTCAGCAGAGCGGACAAGATTTGCAAAAGAACCTACTTTCATAGCAGCTTTATACTTTACGTTAGGTAAAATAGTAACAGTTCCGCTATCTAGTGTATCAGCAGACAAAAGTGCAGCAGCAAGATATTTTCCTGCAAACTCTCCTGCGTAACTTGAACTTGTAATAGTTGGGTTTGGCATTTTATTTAATTTTAATTGTTAATTTTAGACATTACTTTATCGAGTGTTGTTTGCTTTCTGTTTTGTGCAAACTTTACACCAATATTGTTATTTTTTTGTTCAGGGTTATGAGCAATAGGCTCGGCAGCAGGTTCAGACAATTCCTCTTTTACTTCTTTCGGTAATTCCTCTGATAACTCTGCTTCTTCAACTACTTCTTCACTCATTTCTTCTTTCTTCATATCTTCAATCATAGCTTTGATTTCTGATACTGCTTCTGCTAGTTCTTCTTTAGTAACATAGCCTAATTCTTCTTCCGCTTCTACTTCTTCTTCAGCTTCTTCTTCTAGGTCTTTAATTTCAGCAATAATGCCTTCTTCTGCTACTACTAGCATCTTACCATCTTCTAAAGTGTAATCGCCAACAGGCAATGCTACTTTGTCATCTTCGGTAATTATAAATATTTCGTTTCCTGCTTCAAACGCTTCTGCTTCTAGTACAGTACCGTTGTCTAGCTTTGCAGTTGCTAGTTCTACCTTCTCTTGGGCTTCAACATCATTAACAATGTCAGTAGTATCTTCGCCTAGATAGGTTTTAATCTTGTTTAACATTTCGGTTGCTTTCATATAACTATAACTATTTATTTAACTTATTTTACATTTTTAAATTTTACCAATGCCTTGATTGATTAGTTTACCTTTACAGCATTTTGTACTGTAAGTGTTTTTGTCAGCACATAAACATCCGCGTTTACTGCTTTTTGGACTTGTGTGTGATGGTGTCAAAAATCTTTTTAACATTTGCCTTGTCCTTTATATTTTTTCTTATAGTTCTTACTGCCCTTTATACTAGACATTTTAGTTTTAGCGTGTACACCCTTTCTTTTTACTTTAGGTTTTACTATGTGCGCTACTTCAATTCTTTTAGCCATTACTTAATAGGTATGCAATTAGGTACTAACTTACCATCCTTCTCCTTCATACCGTACTGTCTATATCCTGCTGTACAAGGTTTTTCTAATTTGTGTTGCTCACAAGGCATAAACCAAGTCTTTCCCTCAAACTCGTGTTCGTGGTAACTCTCACATCCTATATCCTGTGCTGCTTTTA